GTGGTGCGATTTTGTCAGCTTTGACAATCGGCTGCCAGAGGAACTTCAATTGTTTGTGAAACGAGTCCCACGGGATAACGAGTTCATCAAGCAAATGGAAGATGAAGTGGTCAAATTCTTGAATGAACTTGACATCAAAATTGCTCAACTTATGGAATTAAAAAATGTCTAAACTTTACGAAATCACAATTGTTTCAGGTAAATACAAAAACAAAGATGGTGTGGAAAAATCCCGCTATCAAAACATTGGCTCTGTCATTGAAACCAAGAACGGCCCAATGCTCAAACTTGACATGATTCCACTTATAGATGGTGGATGGAACGGCTGGGCATACATGAATGAACCAAAGCCCAAAGACGATTACAAGGGCTTGCCAAAAGACGAGGAAGACATCCCATTTTGATTAACAGGGGCATTGCCCCTAACAAGGAGAAATCATGGACTATAAAGACGCATTTAAGAAAATTTTCGCCATGCCCGAATTCCCAAGAGTAAGGGCAAATGATCCTCTAACATCGTTTCAGGCAGCAGATTCAATCAAAGAATCTGCCACCCAGCACCACCAGACAATCTTTGAATGTCTTCAAATTCACGGGGCTTTGGGTAAAGATGGCATATCGGCCCATACCAATCTGGACAGCAATCAGGTTGCCAGGCGGCTCAACGAAATGAAAATGATGGGTTTGATTGAATTGACAGGTAACACAGTCAAATCCAACTCAGGCAGAAGCGAAAGAGAGTGGCAATGTACCCAATCGAATTAGGCGGCAATCAGCCTGTTCATAAATTACGAAATTGTAATAAATGTGATGAGACCAAGCCGCCAGAGGGTGGGATTGATATGGGACACAAATGGATTTGCCAATCTTGCTGGATCATGCGTTTGACAGGCAAACATTTCCGCGAGAACTCAACTCAAAAATAAGGCTCTTTCGTCAATTCTGCGCTTTTGTAAGCCTTTGAGAACTTTGCCGCCAGCCATGCAGTACTTCAAAAGTTCCTCGGCAGCGCCCTCCATGTCTCCCCTAAGTACCTTTTGGCGCAGGGTTGACCTCTGGAGAGTGCCAAGCCCTACATTGAAAGAAAATGAAACCAGTGCGTCAAACTGTCCTTGAGTAAGAGGCACAGGACAATAAGTAGCCACGCCTTTCTCAAACCTAGTAAGGTCTGCCCTAAGTATTGCATCTACTTCCTCCATTGAGTGTTTTCGCATGGCCTCTGGCGGTGGCACAAAGGCATCCCGCTGATCTATCTTCAGTTTGCCTTGCTCTGGAAACATCACATGACCAACCCCTACAGTCCACAGCTTTGCAGGGCATTTATAGGGATTTTGCCTCACGCCCTCGTGATGGCGAATCATGTGCAAGCACTTGTCTGAGATGTTCATTTGCCAAAAGCCCGACCACCAAAGTGGAAAGCAATGATTGAGGCAAACAGGGCTTGGGTGTCAGAATCCCACAACATTTCAGCCAATTCGGTGAACGGCACACCACGATTCCAGCCGTAAGCAAACAGGCCAATATCAATGAACAGCAACAGGAAAAAGAAGCCGTAAGTAATGACAGGGCGCACACTTGCTCTAAGGTTTTTCATCCATGTGGATGTTCCCTCATTCAAGCTAGTGTCATGGGCATAGAGGGCTTGCATTTCAGCTTGCTGTGCGCCAATCAGAACCTGAGTAGTGTTGGCTGCGCTCTCGGTAGCCAGTTGCTCAGACTTGATGTGTTCAATTCTTTCCTGTGCTTCAAACCCTGCTTTACGCAGTTCTAACTCACGGGTGATCTGCATCTGGGCAAGGTTTAGCTCATGCTTTTTATCTTGCCGATCTTGGAAGAACTCCAAAATCTTGGGCAGGCCGCCCATCAAGAATGAGATTAGGGTTGAAAGTAGTGTCAGCATAGTGATCCTTTACTGTTTGCTTTTACTCAATATATTACTTGCGATTTGCAACATACTAATTGCCTTGTTTAAGTCCTTGGGTTCTTTGTCCCAACCAACAGTGATTTGCCCAACAAACCGACCTTGCTCTGGCGGCACACTTACACGGCATCCAAAGGTAACGCCCTTCTCAATGTACCAAAGGCCAATCTCACTTTGAGCCACGGTATATTCGCTACACGGTATCTCATTAGCCATCAGTGCAATCACATCACGATTATTGGCTGAACTCTGGGTAAACAAACCAACATCCAAGCCATCATGCGTTTTGTCTCTGCCTTCACGGGTATAGGCACGAAACAGAACCCTTGTGCCAAATAAAGGGTTTACTTTGAATATAGCAATGACTGTTGCATCGGTGTTTTTAAACAAATGCGCTGCAACATCTTCTGCCCTTTCTTCTGCAATCGTTGGGAGTTTCTTGTTCTCTTTATAGGCATCAAATAGAAAAGATTGGTTCTGCCAAACAAAGTATCCAGCAAATGCAAACACTGCCATCAGTATCAGCGCAAACAGCTTGAATGGGCTATCTACATAGGACAGCACCTTGCTCAATACGTCTGATGGCTTCTCGTCACTCATAGTCCAAACATCCCCAATATCTTGGTCACGACCTTATCGGCTAATTCATCAGGCAGGAAGCGCAAAAAACCAACGACATACCAAGCAATGCAAAGCCTGACAAAGACTTTGAGGAATAGATCAAATTGCTTTTGGTACTCATTCACCGACCACACCTTGTCTTGGCACAGAAATCTTGTATCTCAGCAATTCCCCAACCAACTGCACCCAAGAGCATCACGATCACAACAACACCAACCGCCCATGCCATGTATTCTTCTTCTTCTTCTTTTCTTTTCTTTTCTTCTTCTTTGGCTTGTCTGGCTAAATGAGCATCTTCAATGTCCATTTGCTGCTGGCGTTGCTTAATCTTAGTCCACACGTCTGCACGGCCAGTAGCCTGAAATAAGAGCATCAATTCGGCCTCAAAACGCTTCGCCTCATCAAGCGCCATCTCGATTTGAAGTGCAGTGCCTAAGTTTGATTTGTTGCCAGAACGCTTGGCTTCTACCATCGCCCTTGTTGCAACGCTCTTGGCGTCAAACATCTTGGCGATAGACGGGGCTAAACCAGCCAGATCATTTGCGACCTTGCTGGCTTTTTTGACTACGCTGATTGCACTTTGTAATCCTGCAAGCGCTGTTATGGGGTCAATCATTTCCTTACAACCTTTACCCATTCAAGGCAAACAACCTTCCGGTTGTAAACATCACCTGTCCACGCCCACCTTACACAACGGTACTCGACTTTTTCTAAAGTTCTTGCTAACAGAAACAATGGCAAAAAAAGCCAAAGCATCCATTGCTCACAAACCTATGATTTTTTTGACCAACTCGCCCGCAAAGCCTGGGCCGAGCAATACAGCCGCAATTACCACATAAAGCAAATACTCAATGCGGGTCATGCGCTGTGAACCTGATTCAAAGGACTTTTCAATGGCGGTGTACCTCTCAGCACAGACCGCCTCATGAACCGCCAGCCGTGTGTCGGTATCCTCAAGCATTAGATACCCTCACCCTGAACGATGTAGACCGTAGAGGCGGCAGAGGCCAAGCCACTGAAGAATGACTCACGCTGAAAGCGCAAGACCTCAACAGCACCAGGCGCTAAAACGATTGCAGCAGTAGGTGAGCCAGCAGTAGGTGCAACAGCATTTGCTGTAGCAATTGCCGCTGTTGGGCCTATACCCAGAAACACCGTGTTGGTGCTTGAGTTGATGATGCGATATTGCCCTGTGCCTTGCCCATCAAAGCGTGAGTCAACAAGCGCCTGAACGCCAGTAGAGGCAGATGCGGCAGCAGGGATAACAACTGTTTGACCAAGTGGGGCAAATGCGATTTGTGAATTAGAAGCCATGTCAGACTCCTTGTGCGGCTTGGACTGCTTCGTATGCCGCAATTACTGCGGGTGTATGAATAGATGCGGCAATTGCTTGCACTTTGGCATCTTCACCGCTTACATCAGCACCAGGCACGACAACATGACGGTGAAACTTGCTACTGATTTCCACGCCATCTTCTTTGATAGCAGTTTTGGTGCGAACTTGGATTGAGCCGTTTTCAACAACTTCAATACGATCTACTACGCTTACTTTTTCGAGAGCCATTTTGATACTCCAATCAAAATCAAATTCCAGTGTTCCGCACTGGCACGGTTATTTTGCCACCCAACCAGTGTTACCTGATCCAGATTGTTTTACATAAAATGAAGTCCCTGCACCGTCATCTTCACGCATAAATATAGAACCAACAGGTGCGGTTACAGCGCCCTCTGGAGTTCCAACACCAGCGTGAATTTGGGCAGTTGAGCCATCAACCGCAACATAGCCTGGAAATATAGCTCTAGGCTCGTTTGCAAAAATGTTGCTGTTTGTCTGCAATGAGAACGAGCCATTGCCTGAAAATGTTGGTGTAGACTGACCAACATTGATGCAATTTACAGACACGCCACTTGGTGCGGTTATGTTGTTTGACCCAGACGTTTCGTGGAATCTACCGCCAATAAAATTGACTTGACTTCCAGCTGCGGCATTTGTTAGGTCAATCAAATTACTGACGTTTTCGTTTTGAATGAAGCAATTTACAAAATCAACGCATCCGTATGCAAATGACGAATTTGAATAAATTGTGACACCATTTTCAAGGTAACACCCATTAAAACTTAACTGCGAAATGTTTGCACCAATTTTGACGTTAGTGCCTGGTGGGTTTGCAAGTGTGCATCCAAAAAAGTGATTGATAGTGCCGAGGATGAACACGCCATTAATACAACCTTCAATCCGACAACCGTAAAAATTATTGTTTGTCGCACCGCAACTGATACCGCGAGTTGTGACTACGTTAGAGAGGTAATCGTACCCTTGAATGTTGATGTTGTAAAACTGAGCGTCAACTGCCTCTGCTGTGTCAAGAGCAATGCCAGCAATGGAATTGATACCCACATTGTTGAACACTATGCCAAAGGCAATTCCTGGAGGCGCTCCAGCACCCGTGCAGTCAATGCCACCAGTCGCAACGGCACAGCCATTAAAAACAATGTCCCGAATTGAAACGCCTTGCTTATCATTGCAACTAAACATCAAAATTGCCGACTGCGTAAAAATCTGCGACATACCGACCGCAGCAGTTGGGTTGTTTGAAGTGGTGGCGTTAAGTGCGTTTCCGTTCTCACCAAAAAACACCTGATCTGTTGATGTGAATTGCAGTGTCGTTGTAATTTTGTAATTGCCACGGGGCAAAAACACATTTGCGCCCGTATTTAATGCGGCTTGAATAGCTGGTTGGCTATTAGCAACACCAGTGGGATCAGCACCATAATCCAAGGCGTTTACATACGCCCCTGAAATCATGGAATAGGTTGCTTTGGTCAATGCCATGATTTGTCCTTTAGACTGTATAAAAGCCTGTGATTTCTAATACAGTAACACTTGTGTCCATTGGAACGCCATTCCATGCACCACCGCCAACTGGCGATTGAAGCAATTTTATAAATGTTCCACTAGTTTGCGCTCTAGCTAAAAGCATATTTAAGGCGGTCAAGGCCAAATCATAAGTACCATTTGACATTTGTGATTGTGTTGTTGAGTTCACAGTAAATGGTAACCCGTTTACTTGCATATCACCCGTTCCAGTATGAGCAGACCAAGCTAAATTAACGCTTACATACACAACTCGACCAATTTTGGTGTATGTACCTACTTGAGTTGTGTAAGTGCCAGTTCCAGCGGTAAGTTGACCCGCAATGACTGGAGTAAACGTGCCTTCTTCATAGTCAGCCAACAACTCGCTTGTGCCTGTGCCTGGTGTGGCAGAAAAATCGATACCTTGACCAGATGTTGCAATGACTACGTTGCCTGTTGTTGCAGTAACCGTAGTAAAGCTACCTGCTAAAGCAGTAGTGCCACCAATGGCTACATTATTCATGGTACTTGCAGTTGCAGGGTTAATAGTTACAGTACCAGTACCAGTTGGGCTAATATTTACTGCTGCATTAGCAGGATTGATATTAGTTGCCACTTCAAGTGATAAATTGTTTCCACCACCTGAACCCCACTGCATTTGATTAGTTCCACCATTATTTTTAATAGTGCCACCAGCAGAACTTAATGCTTGAATAACAGGTGTACTAACACTGGTTGATGCGGTTACAGTAGTAGCATTAATAGTATCGCCACCCTCTACCCTTTGCCAAACTGAGCCATTAAAGACCGCCCAATCACCAACACCCCATAATGTCTCACCATTCAAATTAGTTGAACCAGCAACGCTGACAACATAATAATCACCTTTTGCCCCAACGCTAGATGTGAGGGTAGGTGTGTTTGTGGAAGCATTCCATGTGCCTTTGTAGTTCAAAGCACCAAGTGCGTTCGTGATAGATGAAATTGTTTTTAACATGGTTTATTCCTCAGAATACAAATTCAATGATAGAGGTGAATGGTGGTGCTTGTGTGAATGTTACATTGCCATTTGCAAATGTGTAGGTGTTTTGATTTTGATATACACCGTTGATGTAGATTGCACTTGGCACAGATGAAACTGAAAAAATTGTCTGTGAGCCTGTGCCTGTGGCATTAGAAACCACTGAACCACCACTAAAAGCATTGTCATTCAGCGAGGTATAGACCACCGTGGCGTTTTTATTCTGCACTTGAATGGAGTAATCGCTTGCGGTGTAAATACGTGCTGGTGTGCCTTGGTAGACAGGATAGCCACCACTGGTGCGAATCGGTTGGACAGCAGTGATTGTCAGAGCTGAATCCCAATAAACAACAATCGGGTTTGTAATTGGGTTCAGATTGACAGTGCCAATCCAGATGTAACCATCTTCAAGTGGCTGTCCAGCAGCATCCGCAAACGCTGGATATGGTGGTTGAACTGATAGTGCTGACATTACTGGTTCTCCTGTGAGAGTTGACGCTCAGTTTGGATTGCAGATTGCAAAAATTGAATCCGAGCATCAAGTTCTTTAGGCAACTTAATTTGATCTGCAAATTTCTGAAATGATTGTGACATAGCTGTTCGTCTAATACTAGCCGCACTTGGTGTGCCTTTAGTGGCAGCTTCGATTGTAAGTTTCTGGAAACTCTCATCAGCAAACAATTTTCCTGCTGCCTTGAGTGAATCCTTGTTACCTTGAGTCATTGCTCCTGTGATTATTGATGTGGCAGCAGCCGCAATAGGCCCACCCATTGCCGCTGCACCCGTCAATGCACCTTTTGAAAGTGTGCTTTCCATGATCTTGCCAATCAGATTTTCGGCTTGCATCCCTTGCAACAATGCTTGGTTTGCTTTTCCTGTTGTCAAAACATTTGCTCTGGCTTCAGTAACTCTTTTGGAAACTTCAAATAGATCACGCAAAACGTCTGCTGAGTCTTTTCCAAGTGTGTCTACGATGGTTTTGTAAACTGGTGGATTAGCTCTCAACTTTGGATATATATCAGCAAACTCAGAGAATCCAAAACCACCCTTTTCAGCGCCTCTTGCAGAACGTGTAACAGATGCCAGTGCAGTAGCAATAGTCTCTTTGCGTAAGTCTTCTGGAACAGTCTTTAGCAGACGATTGAACTCGCCTGCATCGCCTTTTGCCGCACCAGTGATGGCGGTACGCATCTTATTGGCAACGCTACCCTCAATGTCTTGACCAAATGCATTTACAATGCGATTGCCTAATGCACGTTCTTTTGCATATAAAAGGTTGGCTGCACGTAATTGCTGGCGCAACTGCTCGCCACCAATATTACCCACGTTTGTTAGTTGGTCGTCAGAGAGTGCCGCATACAAGCGCTTGAGGTCTGCCTCGGCCATACTGCCATAGGGTGATTCCATCTTGTTGATAGCTTTACCAATCAAGGATTTTTCACGTTTGAGTAGGCCATATGTAACGTTTCCTCGCTCAATCATGTTTGCCAGTTTGCGCTCGGCTGAGGACATTCCTTCTTCAGTAACTCTTGCTTTAACATCATCAAGTGTTGCTTTGAGTTTTGGCAAATTAACTATTGATGTTTCTGGAACTACTGCGTCAACTGCATCGTAAACTTTACCTGCTTGTGTATTGAGGTCTAAGCGTGTTTTTGTCAGCGAGTCCTTGATTTTTTGCGATACCACGCCTGGTGCGACTGTACCTTCAACAAATGTGGCATCAAATTGTTTTATCACATCATCGGCTTTATCTACAGCTTGGGTTACTGTATTGCGCCATGCAGCTTCAGGTTCACCACCAGCAACAGAACGTGTTAGACCAGCCGCTGCTCGGACCTGTGGGTTATCGCTGAACACATCGGCAGGCAATTGGATGCCAAGTCGATCAGCCGCTTCCTTTGCCGCCAAATTAACTTGTGCAAGATCAGCCAATCGGTCACGTGCGCCTGCCGAACCAAACCCTGTGCCTGCGGCTTTTTTAACTAAGTTACCAACTTCTTCCTCAGTCACTGCCGCCACGATTGGCGCAACAGGTGGTGCTGCTGGAACAACTGGAATCTCTGGAGCTACTGGCGCAATTTCTGGCATTACTGCGGCTGCTGGAGGTGCTTCTGGGGCCATTGCTGTACCCATTGGAGCGCCTGCTATACCTGGTGCTGGTGCTGGTGCTTTGCCTGTAACACGCCGAACGCCCTGCTTAACAGCTTGGACAACTGGTGGTGTTACACGCTGAATGATTTGTCCTGCTGGGCCAGTAACACCAGCCATAGCCACTTCGCCTTTATCGAATTGTCCACCAGTTGCAGCTTGTGTTCCCTCAATTGCTGTCTGTGTTAATGCAGATTTACCAGCCGCACCTAATATGGTTGTCGCTCTACCTGCTGGGGTAAATGCCAATAAACCACCAACTGCACGAGGTATATCTCCAACAGTAAAGCCAGGCGGTATTGCATATTCTTTTTGGTCAACACTTGAACGCAGAATAAAGTTTCCTTTTTCATCCTGCCGCACACCAAGTTGTGGAAAATTAGATTGCAAAATCTGCACAGTTTCTTTTGGGTTTGATACCAAACTACCCAATGCAGATTTAAACGATGCAAGACTCATTTGATTAAGTTCTGGCATAGTTGTCCACTCAGGCAATGCTTGTGTCTCTGGTGTTGTTCTAGCACGCCCTGTAATTGATTCAGCCAGCGATGCCAAGAATCCAGTGGGTTGTGCAGTTGGTGTAGTTTCTGGTGCTGTAGCAGGTGCGGCTGTTGGCGCTGCGACTTGCTGTTGACCAGCTCGTATAGCTGCTACACGGGCTTTAAGTTGTGGCGAGTCTGGTGGAACATCATCAGGGATGTTATCTACTGTGATGCCATCTTTTGTGGTTATCGAGTAGGCCATATTAGTAATCCACAGTCACGTTGCGGGTTGCACCAAATACGTTTTCAGGATTCAGTTTGTAGTTCTTCACCACAATATTTAAGTCCTTTTTTTCTTGTTCAGCTTTTTTCTGTGCTGCATCTAAATATTGCTTTGCGAGTGCGACATATTCCCCTCGCTGCTTAGAATCCAAACTGAACAATTGACCGCTTTGAATTTTTGTAGCCTGATTAGCCAGACGCTCAAAAAGGCCAGCAGTATCTCTTGCAGTAGCAAATTCGGTCTCACGTACCACCGAGCCTGGGTCAAGCATTTTCATAAAACCAGTAATCAAGGCAATGTCACCAGGGCCAGTTTGTGCATTAGCAGATGCTTTAAGGTTGCTGTAAATACCATCAAGTTCACCATAGACCTTGCTACGGCCTTGCCATTCTTTACGTATTTTTTCTTCCTGTGTGAACTTCTTATCAGGGTCAACACCACCAGTGGCCTGAAGTGCGGAAAGTTCTAGTGTAGCCTTCTGTATTTCTGCGCCAAGTTTTTTGGTTTGAGCGAGTGCCTGACTAGTTTGTGCATTTGTCAGACCAAGGTCAGCGGCTTTCTTTTTAAGGTCTGCAAGTGTGATCTGCTCTGCATACTTTTCCTTAACCTTTGCTTCATTTGCTTGTGCAAGTTCAAGGTCTCGTTTAATTATTAATCTTTCAGCTTCAATTGGTTCGTTTTGCAATTTAATACGCAAATCTGCAACTTTAGTTTGAGCCTCAGTTACTGCTTGCTCTGCTTTAGCTCCAGCTTCTTTTAATGCGCTTGGCTGGAGGGCTTCTGCCCTCTGTGTTGACAATGCCTTGTCAGCATTATCGAGAAATTCTTTACCGCCAGGCAATCCAGCAATAGTCAACGCAATCGTTGTCTGCGCTCCTGTTGGGTTGAGCCTAATAAGATTTGAAAGGTCGTCAAAACCTTGCGCCTCTTTTTCTCTCCCAGCATTTCTAAGTGCTGTGGCTTGTTCCTTAAGTTGCATTTCAGCAACTGGCAAATTTCCAGACTTAATAGCCGTGTAAACCTGAGTGCCTTGTCTTAAAGTGTTTTGTTGCTGTTCTTTTGTTTGAGCCTCAAAACCAGACAATACTGTTGCCGCTTGATCTTTAGGCAAAAAGGCAGTAACCCGTGCGTAATCTGTTGCGGTCGCATTAGGATTTTTAAATAAATTTGCAAGTTCAGTTTGAGCTGTCTGCGCTCTCTCTCTAGCTTGCTGTGCCGCTTGAACTTCAGCAATGCCAGCACCAAGTTTGAACCCGCCCAAAGCAGATTCAAATGGACTTTGCACATCAACTGTGTAATTTATAGGTTGCATTAAAGGGTTAATCGTTGCCATGTTTTAATCCTTAAAACCCAAGTCCTGGAGTTTTTCCTGCACCGTATTGGAAACCAAGCAGTTGACCAGGCAAGTTAAATAATTGCCCATAAGCCCTCGCTTGACCGATCTCACCACCAGCCTGTGCTGCGCCTTGTTGAGCAAGTAAATTTGCCACATTTGTACCTGATTCCATACCAGCCGCACCAACACCAGCCGCAGAACGTTGACCCAATGTAGTCATTCCACCCAAGCGACCATATTGTTCTTCAATCAGTTGATTAAGCACTTGTGGGCGAAACTGAGCCAATGCCGCTTGAACATTGCCGCCACGCAATCCACCTGTTGCAGATGCCCTTTGAAGTAAGGCTTCCTCGCCTTGTCGTGTGAGTTCCTGAAAACGCTCACTTCCACTTATACGCTCAATGGCGGCACGTTCTGCCTCTGGCCCTCTTAAACCAATAAATGCTTGCTGTGCTTCCAATGCTGGCAAACCAGCTTCTGTGTAAGGTTTTAACAAGGCTTGTAAAGCATCAAACTGTCTGCGTTGTTCTTCAATGCCAGCTTGAGCTGCACCAGATTGAATATCTGCCGCTGAACCTGCGGCTTTGGCTTGCATTGAACTTCCGATAAGTTGGCTTCCACCAACGACTAGGGCGGTTATTGGATCAGGCATCGCCAAACTCCTTCATGTAATCTTCAAAAGTTTCGCCATACAAAGCCATCACATGATGACCATATTTTGTGGCATATCCAGCACCATGCACTAGCGAAACGGTCATTAAAATCAAATCGTAATATCCGGCTCGCCAAACAAAAGATTTTGCATCTGCCTGTTTATTGCGCTCTGCCGTATCCGAGGATTGCCACTTGAGAATCATTGTCGCCAGCAAGGGCGTTAAATGGGTGCTGTTGGCGATAAAAAAGGTGTTCTGGTGCATACCCACCAATGTGTTCCAAATGGTCGCATTGAGGTCTTCTCGTTCCACTTCATCGCCATCTGCAACATCATCAAAGACTTGGATTGCGTCAAAGACCATCATCAGCCAATCAATGGCTGTTTGGGGTAGCATAAAAACCTTTGTCAGGTTTTCTCGCAGTCCATCGGTCATCCACAACTCCTAGATAGGGCAGGCCGCTGGATGCCAGAACTCAGCGGCTTGATTTTCGCACAAATTCGGAAAAGGTCAATCCTCATATTCTCTGTCTTCCCAAGCCTGACAAACCCGCATATCGTTGCAGATAAAGTTCAGCTTTTCGCAGTGACCCCTAAACCCTGCGCCCTTGTCATAAGCCGCCATTGGGATGCGCTCAATCCGCACTTGGGTCATGAAGCTGTTATCGTAATACTCGCAGTTCGAGCAATGCTTGCGTCTTGCGTCTTTTTCATCGCACTGCATTGCCTCTGCCAAACCAGCGTAGAACTCCTTATTTGCACCAGGCTCATTGGTGGGCATTTCAGGGCCATAGTTCCAATCAGCCACCGCAACGGCATAGTTCTTTTTGTTCTCTGCGTTGGTCAAAAATTCTTCTTCCATCGGCAAGCCATTAAAGCCTCTGGGAATCATCATAAATTCTTTCATTTCTAGCTCCTTTAAGTAATTTCACGCCCACTGGCACGAATGGTCAATGATGTGGCTGCGCTTGCAATGGTAGATATAAAACTGCCAGACTCCAATGCTTGCCCGACCAATTCAGGGAATGTGTAGGTCTCATCTGGTGCAATGCTTCTGGTGTCCACAATCAGATTAGTTACGCCTGCTGTGCCGCCACTTGTCACCAAGTTAACGCTGATCGTTACATTTCCTGCTGTGGTATTGGTGGCAGTGAATTTGTCAATGATCGCTTTACAGTTCACAGCTGTGTACTGCGTAGTCTGTGTGCCTTCGGCCTGTTTTGGTGGTATCAGCACCTTGATTGATACGGTCATTTCATACTCCTTATGTGGCTTCGCCACCACTTGCGATGATTGTGAGGCCAGTCGATGCTGCTTGAATTTGAATGGTATCCCCCGCGTTCAGTACCTCAATGCCGTTGTATTGCAAGGCGTTATTGGCTGGCACAGACACATCGTATAGGAAAGCATTTCCAGTTCCAGCCGAACCTGCTGATGGAACTAAAAAGACTCTCACGTTTATGGCGGCTGCCGTTGTATTGGCAATGCTGAATTCTTTGAGCAACGTGCGTGTACTGGCTGGAACAGTGTAAAGCGTAGTCACGCCAGTGGTGATGGCGGCTTGGCCTAATTTAACAGGGGTAATTACATCGAAAGCCATATCAGCACCTGATTAGATCTTACCCTTGGGGTTTGGTTTGCATAAGGCAAGATGCCATTTACATCATGCTCCAATTCGATATTATTACGCACAGGGGCTAGTGCAAGCAAATCCAATGCTTGAGCCAATCTTGGGATAGCATCTAATGTCTGTTGCACCTTGGCGTTGAGGACAGCATCATCAACTGAGGTATCTTGCGCCAATGCACTTAATTGTGCCAATGCCTCATTTGCTGTTGCCGCTGCCGTGTCTGCCTGATACTCAAAGTCAGTCCCGACAATAACTTGCAGTTGGTCAACAGTGGAAAACAGCAATTCAAACTGTCTGATCTGTTGTTGATCGGTCAGAAACTCCGCAAGCTGGTCACGGGTCAAGTTAAGTTTGCGGGAAACAGGTGCGGTTGCCATCAGTATGCCAATGCTTCAATCTGCGCCTCAAGGCGAACATAAGACACATGAGCATCACTATCACCACGGAAACGCTGAATGCGCCAGTTCCTCATGTGACCCTGCTGAAACCAAGCCAAACGCTTTTGACGGTTGCCAATCGTGCCGACAGAGATAAACTTTTCCTGTGAATAAGTCTGCCCATCCAAAGAGTAGCTAGTGCTGATTTTTGGGTTTTTGCCCAATGCAATACTACCTGTCAGGCTGACAAGTTCCATCTCGTTAAATATTGCCCCATTGCTCTCGTTGTAGACAATCAATGTGCCGAACTCCCAGCGCACTTGTTGTCCCCAATGGTGGCCTATGTTCTGTACCAAGTAACCAATGCTGTTGGACTGTGGGTCGCCAACCATCCATTTGTCGTATATCCAAACCATGTTTCTGGCTCGGTATTGTGCAAATCCCGCAATGGTTGTAGTCAGCGTGAACCAGACAGGAGTTTGTAATGCCTCAGATGCGGATGCGTCATAAACTATGGTGCGATCAGGCAAATGCACATAAAGATGTTGGTGATTTTTGTCGTTCCTGGCCTCTAACTTAACCAAGGCCAATTGTGCTTCAGTGTACTCAAGCAAAAGATTGTCGATTTCCTGAGTGCTTAGTTTCTGAGTTGTTGCGGCTGCACCTACATAAATGGATGGCGCTTCATTGCGACCACCGCCTAAAAAAGCAATGCGGTCAATGAAAATACAACAGGCTTGTGTGCCAAGCACTCCCTTTTGGACTTGTGCGCCATCAATTCGTGCGAATGGAAATAACTCGCCACCCACATTGTCAAATACCTCAATGGTGTTACTGTTAAGAGCATAGACCTCGTTTCGCAATTTAATGAGTGCTACTACAGGGTCTGGGTCAACCTCTGAACTGCCATATTTCAAAGGATTGACTTGAGTTGGGTTTGTCAATTCTGTGACAACCAAATTCGCACCATCGGTGGTCATGAAATACCCGTCAACCCAACAGAAGTCAAGCACCACGCCAAGGTCTGGGTCTGTGACTTGTCTCAGAATTGGGGCAGTCGGATTCCATACCGATGTTGCTGGCGTATTAATTGGAATCCAATAATACAAGCGACCACCAGAGGCAATCGCCAGCACATCAAAACTGTAATCAAATGTCACCAGTTGGTCTACTGGCCCACCCACATCGCCCAATATAGTCACTGCACCTGCGCTGTCGATTTCTACCAACTTCGTACCCATGACCCGATATAACTGACCATTCCAGTTGATGCCGCCACGATCAACGCCTGGCCCTGTGCCATTGGACATAATGCCATCGCCTGGTCGCAGAAATCCATTGCTGATGCCAGATTGTTTTGGCACAGGCACAAGATTCACTGGGTAACTGGTACGCAGTTCAGGGGTGCTGTCGGTGTAGATACCGTTTAGGATAGGTATTTGCATCACTTAGCCTTGTTGCGTTCAGAGATGCGTTTTGCCTTGGCTTTGGCATCTGCTTTTGATGATGCGCCCCAAGCCCTTAGACTTAACAACAATCGAGTGGGTTCACCGTCTTTGTATTCAGGGCCAGCGTTGCCAGCCATGCGAGCTAAAAAAGATGCTCTGCGAGGATTGTCACCAGACTTGACAGGAGGCTTTAAGTTCATGCCTTCGGCCTTTGCCGCAGCCCTTCCCTTGGCGTTCAAGCCGCCTTTGGGATTCTGACCTTCTTTTCGTGCATAGGCTGGAGTTTTCATCTGAAACCCTTGATCTTTTCAGCAATCTTTTTAGGCTGCTTGACAAACTGTTTTCCAGCCTTTGTAGCCTCACGCTTTGCTCGTGTGGTTGCCGCATACTCTGCTGCACTCAAGGCTTTAATCGCCTTCTCGGGCAGATATCTCTCTCCCGTTTCAGACGATGGCTTTCCAGACTTGGTGCGCCAGTTTTGGCTTGACCAATCTTTGAGGCTTTTTTGTGTGGCTTTCATTTATAACCGCCACCTTTTTCTTTGTACTTCTTTGCCAACAGTTGGGCTTTGCGAGCCGACCATTCGCCAGCCGCAGTGCCTTGCACAGCAGAACCTTTGATTTCCTCAAAGAGTCGCTTACGCATGGTTGGCTTCGTATAGTTGCCAGCCTCATTGACCGATGACTTTGGCTTGGTTGCCATTATGAATCTGTGCCTTTAATAACTGCAAAGTTAAATATTGGCTGTTCAGTTGTTGTTCCGCCAGTGGTGCGGAATGTAATATCAAAAGAACCCAAGGTTGTCTTAGTGACCATCAAATTATATAAATCAGTGCCAGTGTGCTGAGTGAGAATAATTGCATCGGTGGTATTAACGGTGCTGTTGGTCACAGTGAAAGTAGTTGCGCTGGTTGTGCCTGCCGCAGAAAATAATGTGATTTGACCAGTTAGTTTGTTAATCGTCACACCTGTGGTTCGGCTTGTGCCTTGAATAACTACACCGCCTGCGCCTGTGGAATAACCCACACCAGCCGTTCCAGATGATCTAAGTGACCCTGTGACTGCTAAACTTGTTCCTGTGGCTGCACCGATATTTGGAGTCACCAATGTAGGTGTATTTGCAAATACGACTGCGCCTGTGCCAGTTTCATCGGTTAATGCTGCCGCCAAGTTTGCGCTTGATGGGGTTGCCAAAAATGCACCTACATTTGCGCCAAGTCCAGTTACACCAGCAACAGGCAAACCTGTGCAATTGGTCAGCGTACCTGATGTTGGTGTGCCAAGAATTGGTGTTACGAAAGTTGGGCTGGTGTTAAATACCAACAGACCAGTGCCTGTTTCATCAGTCATTGCCGCCCGTAGATTGGCACTTGATGGTGTCGCCAAAAATGCTTGCATACCCGCAGCATAAACAGTCTCAGCATTAATCTGATACCAAGAGTTTGTAGGCTGATAAAACCGAATGGCTGTTGCAGTACCAGCACCCAAGAATGTCACGCCACCATAAAGAGCAGTTGCACCATTCAGCGCAATCGTCAGTGAGGTAATCTCTTGGGTAGTTGTAATCAGCACCGTAGTGCCATCAGGCACTCCAGTATTCAAAGGCAAGGTGATCGTGCCAGATGCCAGCGTTCCAGCAGGTTGCAACAACATCCATTGATCTTGACTGACAGGAGTTGGAACAGTGATGTTGAACCCAGAGCCAGGCACATACAGATTCACCGACAGCGTTGGCGATGCAAAACTTTGCTGGAAAAATGTCAACAGATTGCCAATGGACAAACGTCTTGCATCCCCATTATTGGGAGAATAAACGGGTAACTGGTCTCCGCTTGAAACAGTGCTGAGTACTGGTAACTGATTGATTTGTGGCATGACTGTCCTTAATAGTATTCGAGAGGCCCATCAGGGCCAGCAGTAACAGGATTGGCTGGTGGTCTGATAAATGGATTATCGTAGACTCTCCAAGGTTTATTGCCAGCACCAGCAGGCATTGTTGCCGGAAGTTGCTGTTCAAGCGGGAATGTGGCTCTTTGCAACAGAATGTCGTAACCCTGCTTGGCAGTGGCTTTTGTATCAGGCATCACTGTCTTGCCAAAACTTGGTGCAAGCCTAATGCCTAGACTGCAAATAATAGCCTCGTAAGCCGAATCAGGCACGAGGGTTTCTTCATCTAGGCTGCTATCTTGTGGGCTGGATGGCAAAGGGTAACCCAAGCGGATGCCCTTGGCGTTCCAGTCTGCCATCATTGCATCTAATCTACGCAAGGCAGATTCAAGCTGTTCAGGCTGTAAATCAAACACATAAGACGCTAACCCGATTTCCTCAAAGGA